ATGTGGTTACTGAAGAATGTAAATTATTAATTACACCAGGAATAACAATCATATTCATATCAAACTCATCAGGATTTGATACTGTGTTTATTGCTTTTCTCAATGCAATGGAGCCTGATGCGGTCGCCGTAGAACAATCTAATCCCTGTGTATTTGATGCTGAAATATCACTACCAACTAATACTTTTCTATTAGGTTGGAATCCATCAAAACCACCTTGGAATGGTATCATAAATTTCCTAGCATCCAATTCAGCGGTTGTAGCACTATCGGTTAGAGTAATACTTTGTGTGATGTTATATCCACAAGTAGCCAAATCAAAATCAGAACCAACAGCAATAGTGTTTGTCTTAGGAAGTGGATTCAAAAAGTTTAGGTTATCAGTTGTAACAAAATCAAAAGAATAACCTAAATATACATTTTTATTGTATGAACCCGCCAATGATTGAGTTGTTACATAAGTAGGAGATGGAACAGTACCTGCATCAGATGGAATTGGTGATGTTAAAGCAGCAAATCCAAAAGGTAATAGCGATGAATCTATTGCTGCTGCGTCTACATCCGAATCAACTTCTACTCTAATGTAAACTGAGTTATTATTATAATCACCATTTGTAGATAATTTTCCATTTGCATCTACAGTAATGTACTTATCACCAATTACCCTCTTAATATAGTTTGGCGAATTTGGGTCTAAGTTTACATTGTTGAATTCCTCTAAAGTATTAGGACGAGTATCCGAATCTTGTACTCCTTGTCCAAAAATTGAATAAGGAATTTTAGAGGTATCTATTCTTCTTACTACAACAGTAAATGTACCATAGTCAGAACCTGGAACATCTGCAGCAGTTTTAATATCTCTGATACCCACTTTGATTTCATAGTTCGTTGAATTACCATGCGATAATGTATGGAATTTAAATAAGTTTACAGCAGTTCCACCAATCTTTTGTGATTTAATCCAAGGGGTTGATGCTACTGAATATGCGTTGGTAAAATTAAATGTTGCAAATGATGCAGTTTGAACCAATACAATGTTACTACCAGTTTCTGCTGCAAAAGATGTAGATTGGAATGTATTAAAGTTTAGGTATGTATATGCTTGCTTACTGCTTTTTGGTAAGTATCCAAATGTTTTTGTAAAGTAATTTGCACTAGTTGGGTTTAAGGAAGATGTTGTTGTGTTATTTCCTGTAAACGCAGTACCTGAAACAATTAATCCAAATGATGATGCGGTTACATTCGTTGTTGCACCACCTACTAAATTTCTAACAAAAGATGTTTCAAACAAATCACCAGTAGTATCCGAAATAGAACCACTCAAAGATGGGTAAAGAACCGCTGCTACTTTATTTCCTTGTGAAGATGAAATAGTTAAAACTAATGGTTTTTTAAATGTGTACCCTTCAGTTCCCAATACTCTAACGATTGTTGCGGCGGGTGCATCCTGCAAATAAGATTGAGCAGTATAAGGAAGGTATGAATCCTCCGTTAAACCACCAAATTTTTGTTGGAATTCATTAAATGATTCAACCCGCGTTGGTACAAACGCAGGTCCTTTGATAGTTTGTCCGATAAGGACAGCACCTATTTCTGCTACCCCTTGAGGTAAAAACGATAAGTCCTTTTCTCGTGTAAAAACACCCGGACTAACAATTCTTTCAGCCATTATATTCTCCTAATAGTTTTTGTTTCTATATAATAAATACAAAAAAATTAGGGAAACCTATACTTATTGAACTGATGTAAAAGTATTTGTATCAATATCGTAAGAACCTACACCATACTTTTGTGTCAATTCCTTACCAAATTCGTTTTGCGATTTAACCAATTCTTTATAAGTTGATATTAACTCTTCTTTTTCAGCTCTTAAATTAGCGAAAATTTCCTCTAACTCTTTGGATTGTATTTCAATTTCTCCAAGCCGTGCCGTAACCGCAATACCTTTTTGACGAAATTCCAAAAGTTTTTCTCTTTCAGTTTCTTCAAATTGTTTTACTAATTTTTCTTCCATAGATTTTGTTTTTAAGTTGTTTAACTAATGTATATATAAATATCTAAAAAATTATATAAAATCGTTTTGTGGGTTTGTTTGACCACTTAATTGTGGGTTTTCCGTAAAAGAAATTTTTCCAACTGAATAAACTTTTCTATTGTTTGGATTCATCCCCACAAACTCAGGCACAATGTACGCTTTTGATACCAAAGTAATGCTCGCTCTTACTATTCTATCATCACCTGCATCAGTTATTGTTTCAAAGTTGTATCCATCACCTTTTATTTGGAATTTGAATCTATCACCAAATGACCTACCTTGAAAGAAAATGATTTGTTCAACTACTTTATTTAGCTGCTCCATATAATCACACCATATATTCATTTCGTATTGAACATCTAAGTAATCAGGTCTTTCAACTGCAATATATTCTTTTACAGGAGTTTGTCTAGTCAGTATAGAAAATTGGTCATATCTATTTGCTTTTGTGTATTTCCGTTCAAATGGCTGATGTGCATCTTCGGAATTTAAAACCTTTAACTTTGCAGCCTGTTGATTGGTTGATAAGGAGGTTCTTTTAAATACAATTATAGGTGTTTGTATTTTCCCGTTTGCATCTCGCATAAACCCATCTCTTTGAGCCGAAACCCATTTTTCGGGATTTGCATAAATTACTGGAATAGGTATAATTTGCCCATCATCCACTACAAATGGTTTTACATCTTTTACTAAAAAATCTCTGAAAGCCAAATCAATATCATAGATACCAATGGATATATTTTGTGTATTATCCGTATCCCGTCTAACCTGCTTTGCTTTATTTAACTTAGGATTTTCCGATGTGGATGACATCGTCTGCTTTAAATCAGGCTTTTGAGGATTTATATCTCTATATGTATTACCCATCTTATAATCCTATTGGTAAATAACTATCATTTGTTGTAGAGTTTCCATACCTCACATCAATCAACTTAATGGATGTTTGGCGGGTAACATGCGTAAGGCATGATATAGAAATTGATGTTCCGTGTCCATCACCACCATCCCAAGTTTCAGGATTCTTACCTACAAAATATTTATTTTCATTTACATTATCAACCATAAAATATTCGTTATCCCATTGTATGATATCACCAACATCTGGCTTAACATCTTTATCATCTTTTAAAGTATCCCTTAAAAAGTTGAATGTGGCTGTATGTGCGTATGATTGTCCAAAATCATCTGAAACTGCTTCGGTATCCTGTCTATCAATTAAGCAGGGGATTTTAACAGGATTATAAAAAACTTTATCTTTTGATTCCCCATAAAGATTTACCAAAGATTCATCCAATACAGGTTTATAATAATATACTTCCGTATCAATTATTTCATTGATAAGTTCTTTGTTTAACCTTCTGATTAAACTAATATCTCTTGCCGAACCAAATAATGCCATCGGATTATCCTATATAAATTGGCATTGGAACACGATTAAGTGTTGATTCTAAAAATTCGGTTTCATCCTTTTTGGCTTCTAAAAGTGACCTTCTGCTTGTTGATTCTAACATTTCTTTGATTTGTGTTATCAACTGCTCTTTTTCAGTTGCGGCTTGAGTTCTTAAATCTGAACCATCCAATGTAACTTCAGCACCAGGTATTGGAATTGAACTAAATTTAGAACGAACTGTCCCTAATACCTCTTTTACTAATACCAATGTATATTTAAATATCCACTGCCTACCATGTGCATTTATATCACAATAATCTAATCTACCAAATGGAGCATTTGAAAAATCGGATACAACATTTGATTTAGCTACTGGGTTATTTCTCTCCGAATCCAATGTATATTCAAAGTGAATTTTTAATCCATCGTATAAATCCGTTGGAAATGGAAATATACGAATCCGTTTACCATATAATTTAAACCCATATTGAGATTTTCTAATCAAGTCGTTAAATTCAATCGCTTGTAAACGAAGGAGGTCATCATACATAGGTTGCATCATAAACGATACACCTGGTGAGTAATTACCCCAACCAAAGGTTTCCATCATTTGTTGTGAACCTAAACCTGTTCCAATAAACGGGTCAAAGTAACGAACAATTGCAGGTGGGTTCTCGTGATGCATTTTACGAATGGTTATAGAATCAGTTGATAAATCACCTGCTTCTAAACTCGCTACCGAACTATCACCTAAATCATAAGTTTGTACTCCAGTTACCATTGTAAATGAGCCTGTATAATGAGTTAATCTACCACCACTCCCCGCTTCAGTTCCGTAATCGGATGCGATGTTTACTACCCCACCAAAGTTATTGTTCAATAATTTTTTGGTAAAGTTGCTAGTTAGAGATGAACCCTGAATACTTAATAAGTTTTCTTTGGTTCGGTATTGGTTTAATTGGGATGAAAATTCATCCACTGCTTCTTCAAAGCATGCATAAAAATCT